ATGGTTTTCGTCACCTCGTCAATGGCTCGAATGGTGACTGCTACTGAAAAGTTTGTTGGCATAATTCAGCGTTTTCACTCCAGAATGAAAAATCTTCCTCTGTAAATTCCCATAAAGATTCAGGTTGAAAATGAAAAAGATAGGCAAAAAGCCCTAGTTTGCCGCTCCAATCTTTAGGAAAGGTAGAAAAAAATTTTCGATCACCTCTATCACCTGAAACGTATCTTCTGCTGAAAGCTCATCCATCACACTGGGCGGGGTTCCTGTTAAAGTGCCTGCTAATTGGATGTGAAAATTCATGTTCGTATTAGCAAGGGGCAAAAGCCTAATGTGTTTTGCCTTAACCGGTTGAAATACAAGCTCAGTAATCAGTTCTGATCCATTTTGAATCGGGGCTTTAAGTTCTATTCTTTTTATCATAAAAATTTCCTTTTGTGTTTGTACGGTTATTTGAGTTCTTCTGCGGATCTTCCCTCAAGCCTAAAAGCAATGGTGGCCTCTTCCGTCTGGGTCTCTCCGGTGCCTGCAAACCAGCAATTTCGTAAAATGACTGTCTTTCCATTGGCAAGCTCAAGCGTGGCTGTGCCATCATCGAGCGTGCAAAGAGTTTTTAAATCCAAATCATGGCTGTCATAAATCTCCCCTTCAATGAAGGGCACTTGAGCAGTCGATTTGTATCCAATGGAGGATCCAGCAGCATCCAGCAAGGCCTCATTCTTAGGAGCTCCCAAATTATATTTAAAGGAGCCTCCCTTGGCTGAATACAAGGTCCCGTTAATTTTTAAATGAATAATGCCAGATCTTCGATTCACATAAGCCATAATGTCCTCAAATCAGAAATGAAATTTTTGCACCCATCACATTCAGCTGAGAGATGAGCCTGGGAGATATAAAGAAATCGAGTCTTCCCCGATCCTTTGTATTTCTCTCCACAATAAGATCACTTTTAAACTGATCAAAATTTTCAACCAGCCCGTCCTCTTCCCAGCTTAAAAATAATGCTACAGCCTCACATTGAGCCGTTTTTGGTGTGAGAATTGCGGATCCTGGATGAACGATAGCCGAATCATCCGCCAGCTTGTGCCTGGGGTACTTGGCTGAAAAATAGTTCACAAAACTAAAGCGCAAATAAGAAAGTGTGAGTAAAGTATTGAGTGATAAATAACTCTGATCTGTTGTTGAATTAATATTAGAATAAGTTGTAATCAGCCTTTCAATCCTGGGGTTGCCATTAAAATCAACATTGTACGTGCTAAAGCCTGCATCCAGCAATCTTGCTCGTGCTGCTCTTTCATAACGACTTCCATCCTCATCAGGTAGGCATCCATAAATAGGCAAAGTATTAAAAGGCCTGGCAGGGTCCACTTGTCCCTCATTAGCTACCACTGCGGATAAAGCTGCTGCCCACACAAAAGAAGGGGTAGGACTATTTTTTCCAGTGGCTAAAAAAGTCATGTGCTTGGAATGCTGAAGGGGTGTTTGCTTTGAGTCAGTTAAAACCACATCATCACCACCTAAAGCTGCAATCATTTGGCCTTCGAGTTGTCTTGATGCTAAGAACCGTTCCGTCAAATCCTGATCTAAAACATGAAGAGACTCTTGATCGGTGTAGGGATTGACGATGATATGAAACTGTTTGTCTGCAATTTTTTTAATACATTCTTCAAGATTTACATCTCCCATGCCAGCTTCAGCTTGAGTATGTTCAACCTTGAGCTTGAGTCCTGCTGCGGGTTGTTTTGAAAACCCTAACTCCGCTCTGACATCAATATTTCCAGCCATGACTCCCTTATTTTTAGCTGTCAAAGTGAGAGCTGACTCGTGAGCCTCTGCTTTGAGTGGACAAGAAGAGTCTTTGGTAATTTTATCAGCTAAATCTGAAAAGAATTTGGTTGTCTCTTTGGTGACGATGGCCTCAAACTTTTTGCCTGCAATAAAAAGGGGTAAACTCCCATTGCTCACGTAAGCACCCTCCAGTGTAATACCCCACTGAGCGGCGGTTGAACCTTTTGGATCATCTAGAGAGATTACGTAAGTTTTTGCCGTAGGAGTGTTTTAGAAATAGCCTTTAGCCATGAGATGAAGCATCGAGCCGTAGCCAAATAAATCGCTGACATCTTTCTCATTGCGAATTAAGGTAGGAGTCAGGGAAGGACCTACAGCTGTATCCAGCTTTTGTCCGATCAATAATACATTGTAAGCCTGAGATCCTCCTGGCGTGATGGCTTTGCTATTATCAAAATCAACATAAATAAATGGAATTCTGCTTTCTGGAATCATACGTTTCTTTCTTTGAATTGAACAAAAGCTTGGGTGAAATCATCAAGCCTGCTTGTTTGATGCGGGATGGAAAAATAAATCACTTCGTACACCATCCTAGCCATGCCTTGTTCTTGTTCGCTTTCTCTGACGTAATAGGTTTCTGTGCTTTTCAAAACACATTGATCAATCAGGTTATGAAAACTTTCATCAAAGTGAAGTAACTCTTCAATCTTTGCCGTGATCGAATCAATCAAGTCATCGGAGTTTTCATCCTCAAAATCTAATGCCAAAATCTCAATAGAAAGCTCGGCTGTTTTTTTGAGTTCCAGTGGACTTTTGGCAAAAGGCTCGCTGTGCTCCTTCTCAATCGATACGTTCACCACCCTGCATTCCCCACTGGCAATCGGAATTCTTCTGGAATGGTAAACTTGGGTGTCCTCCAAGCTTCTATCCAAAAGATCTACAATATAATCCCGAATCAGCTTACGGCGGTTCACAGCTTTTCTCCTTTTTTCAGGACAAGCTTCGTTTGTCCTTCCCCGTTGGGTTGAATCTCAACCACGCGGTAAAGCTCGCCTCTGATTTTTAAGCGATCTCCTACTTTTGCAGGACACGCCTTGCTTGACACTTCAAAGACCGGAGCGCTTGAGGAAACAACAGTATCGATTGATCCTTCACGAATGAGCTGGTATTCCTTCGTAAACACGCCAGAAAGAAGGAAGGATTGACCTTCTTTCTGGCAAAATTCTGCCTTCTCACCTAGACAGGAAGCACAAGCATCAAAAAGCAGTTCGGAATAGGGATGAAAGCTCAAACGGAGACTCCATTCAGCCTGCATAAAATCGTATCGCCTGCTGTGGCTTCTGCTGCAAGTCCAACAAGTTTGAGCGTGGGAGGAGTAGGAACAGCTGCGCCATTGGCATCTACCTTTTCCCAGACTGTCAGGTATTTATCTTTATTGGTCGTATCCCAATAAAGTTTCGCTCCAATTTTGACATCACTGGCATCTTTTTTAAGCCTCCATACGCCCGTGACAAAAAGTTCCCCTGACTGTCCTGGTATCAGAGTATTTGAAACCACACCAAAGGCACTTCCTAGAAGATAGGGTTGACCTGAAACGACAGCCTCTGTTGCTAAAAATGGAATCGACTGACCACTGTAGGAATAATTTTGCATTTTACTTTTCGCCTTTCATTTTTTTGAACATGAACCAGCTTCGATATTCTAAAAATCCAAACCCAAAAAAGTGATTAATGCGCCACTCAACACCTGAGCTAGAAAATCCATCCCGACTAATAAGTATTGGAGATTCCATTCCGTTTAAGTAAGCCACCTCACAGATATCAATCCGATCCATGTCGCCCACGACGTACCACGCAGTTTTAGAGAATTGATCCAAGCGTGGCTCCACAATAGGAGTCAGTTTATTAGCAAAGGGATTGTAGCTCGATAAAGAAATCCCTTGCGGTGAAGTTGCATTTGCAATTTGTCCCACTAAAAGATTTTGAGACAAAAACTGCTCCGCTTTTGTTTCTAAAGCACTAGGCAGGAGCAACCATTTAGGCTGAAGATTGAGCACACGGCCTGCTTGTCCTTTTTGTTGCCTAAACGCGGTTCGGGCCTGCGAAAGAGAATCTACGCTAATTTCAGCACCTGAATCAGCCACATTATAGTGGGTATTAGAGTCAAAGAGTGGGGTGTATTTATCTCCATTTCTTAAATTTGGATTATTGCCCAGTAAATTATAAAACGTCTCTGACATGAAATCAGAAGCAGCTGAACCCATGAGTGTGGGGATTCTACTAAAACTATTCATATCGTCATCAAGTAACACCCGAAGTGGTAACGACATGATCTTTCCGTATTCATCGAGTGAATAGGTCTGGTTGGTTTCTGAAATTCCACCCCTGCGATATTCTCCGTGTTCATTTACTTTTTCCATCAGAGGCGCTTCACCTAGCTGTGGCCGCTGAATGGGTTTTAGGTTATTCACATTGGTCTTACGACAAAAGGCTTGCCATGTAGCTGGAGCCGATTCAAATCCACGCCTGAGTTCCTTATTAAGAACATTGGCTAAAATGGCTGGAAAATCGCTTGTTCCTCCATTAAAAGCCCGCATGAAGGTATCCATCGGTGCATTGTAAAATTCTCGGTCTGACATTCCCCCATACCCACGCATGGACATTTGGGCGTAATCCACCAGGCGGCTTGCCATGTAGCGCTTGCCTAGATCATCCAGTTTATAAGTCTGGGGAGCCATTTTATGTAAAATCGCGCTTTCAATTCCCCGCTTCCTTGTTTCTACTTCATCCATAGATCCAGATTGAAAACTGTGATGGCCAATAATGTCATGTTTGGGTTTAACTCGAATCATCTCATCAATGAGTTTTCCTCTCGCTTCATCTACGGAATCCCCATCTTTAATGAGCTTTTCAACAAAAGTGCCTCCGACTCCTAATGCAAGTGCTGCTTTTCTAATTTCTAGTCCTCGCGTCCGCTCGGAAGCAATGACGTCATTGGTGTTTTTTTGCATGACTCTCATCTCGATTCTTTGTTTTTTTCTCACTGCGGAATGAGGATCCGCAGGAACTCCCACTAAGCTAATTTCATGGGGCGTCCAGGACGTGATTAGCCTGACTGGTATTTCATCTCCTGGCTGGGTAGCATCTTCGTAAGCATTCACGGAATAACCGACAGAGGTTGAGACAATAATTTTATCCTTTACGTCTTGGAAGATCGGATCTACATCAGGCCTTCGACTAAAGCGCACTTTTGCAACCCCATGATTCGTGCTGGGATCAATCCAAGCCTGACTCACGACTCCTAGAATATTACTGAGCCCATCTCGTGCATGGGAATTGAGCAGCGGAGCTTTCCCAGAATTGAGCCTTGAAAAATCCACCGCTCCAGGCTCAAGAGAAAGTACTTCTAAATATTCCTTTCCGTTTTCATCCTGCCTGACAACTCCTGCTCCTGTAGAAAAGACAAGTTCAACGGAGCGTTCCTTGTCTTCTTTTTCTTTTTTATCTTCTTCATCGTCTTCTTTTTCATCCTCCTTCTCCCGTTCTTCTTCGTCGGGATCAGGGGCGTCACGCTTTTCTTTGTCTTCATCTTCTTTTTTGTCTTCATTTTGATCACGATTGTTGATCAGATTTGGCATGAGGTGGCTCCTTTAATAGCTTGAGCTGGGGTTGAGGTTTTTGAATTTCAGTGGAGGGGTCACATTCGAGGCGTAATCCAAGTTGCTTGAGTTTTTCAAAGTCCCTAGCGGCCTCTACCATATGAGGTTCTGGGTCTTTTCCTAAACTTCTTAAAGCTTCACTGTAGGTGACAAACCCAGATCTCACTTCAGTTTTTAAAGCTTCTACTTCATCTGTAGGATTAATCATCTCGCGCTTAGGAGGAACCCAGTTGACCGTCACATCTGAAGTATCAATCCCATACGCTTGTGCAGTATTTAAAAACAGATTCCACACCGGATCACAAAGCTGAGGAATGAGCATCTGAGACTGCCAAGAATCGATATTCCTAAACATTT